GTCTGGCCCGATGCCCTTCTTTGTAACTATGCTCAGGATGCGGTTCTTTCTCAGGACCGTGCTCTGTACTGGTTCAAGGAGGAGCCTACTCAGCTCAATGAGATGGAGAAGGAATGGTTTGAACGTATGTCAGCGTGGCACAAGCCAGCAGACGCGATCAACCAGGCCCATATCGAAGCCCTCTGGGAGAAAGCCAAGGCGGAAGTTGCTAGCGACTTTGTCGCTAAGTCTATTGAACAGGAGGAAAAGCGACCGGTTTTCATCGCGTCCGAGCGCCATAAGTGGCGTCAACGATTGAGAACCAAGAAGGAGAGAGAGAGAGTGGAAGAATACGAAGACAAGTACCCCACCATCACCTTCACCACCATCATGCAGAAATCGACCAAGAAGCGTGATGTGTGCACAGGTAACCCTAGGATCTACCTGCTCCAACATGGAGAAAAGATCCCTGCCCATCGAGGACACGATACAATTTTGTTCGCTCAACGTTCCCTTCACAAGGAATTACGCGAGGTGCTAGCCGCATACAAATCGGCACCCGTTGAGAAAAGAACAGAGATAGCCCGCAAGTTCCACGAGAAGCAGAAGGATAAGGATCGCAACCTAGCCCGCGAGAAGAAGGATGCGAGCCACATGGAGCCCCAGATGGACGTTGTTCGTGGAGCAGTTGACAAGCTCTCCACTGGATTCAACGGCGCCAAGGATGCCATGGCCCGATTTGCCCTCAATGCCGACCGGGCCGTTCAAGGCGTTGCAGATGTCGCTGATGAGGCCCGAAGGTTCTTCGCGAGTGTCGCCCCCGTTGTGGCTACAGTCGCGGAGGACATCACTAGGAACGTGTTCAATGCGCTCCAAGTGATAACTGTTTCGTTCGTTGTGTGTTTCCTGATCATCTTTGCCATGTTGAAAGTGCAGACGGGCCGGAGTGTGTCCAAGTCGGAAGCCTACCTTACAACAGGTATGCTCTTGCTTGGATCAGCCGGTGCGTTTTCGCTCTACCGTGGTGGATATGATGGACTCAAGAGAGACATTCAGAATGCTTTTGACGAGTTCATGACCTGGTTCAGGAGGATACGCGATGGAGGAATGGAGCCCC